GTTTACCAGCCGGAGTTCGTGTAAATGCGGACCTGACGGATCTGCTGTGGCCCGTTCTGCTGCGCGATGTCGTTGAGGATCAGGTTCCGCAGCTTGATGTAGTCGTCGACCGTGTCGAATTCGAAGTCGCGATCCTGAAAGCGAATGCGCTTCGCACCCTGCTTGCGCGCGGCGTCGAGAGCATCGAGGTCAGCCTGGCTGAACGGCATTTAGATCTCCACCTTGAATCGAACCTGGTTGCGCGGTTGAGCCACATGCGTCCGCTGCGCGGCCGGCTTTGTGTCCTTCGTCGGCGACGCTGCTACACGCCGCTCCAGTTCCGCCCAATGCTTCTCCTGGAAGCGATCGATTCCGATGCGGCCCGCCGCGGCGCGTGCGTAGACGCGACAGTCGAGAGCTTCATTCCGCTCGCGCATCTTCTGCCACTCGTGCCGCCGGTAGCCCTTCACCAGCTTCGTGACGAGCTGCTCGGCAGTGATCTGCTTGAAGTACTCGTCACTGTACTTCGGGAAGTGGCAGTAACCAGCCGGGAATGGGACGCTCTTCGTGAGATCCTCATCCGTCGGTCGCTCCAGGCGCAGCCAGCGGTACAGTTCCTCCTTCGCCATGCCGGAGTTCACCGGCCAGACGCGGATGCCGTGCTTGATTCGGGCTCCAAGTGGCCCTACATCCACTGGCGCCGCCGCACCGAGCAACGCCGGTGCGCGCGAGTCGCCCTTGATCACGAGCACGCGGCCGCCCTGTCGCCGGGCCCATTGGTAGACCTCGGTGGTGGCAAAGCCTGAGTCGATCGCGAGCTGCAGAATCGGCAGTTCCAACTCCGACGCAGTCACGAACGTCTCGTTCAGCAGTCCTGCCAGCCGCTCCCACACCTGCGGCCGCGATGTGTCGCCTTCGAAGACCCGGTAATCGACGGACCACGACTCCTTGCCGCGCCCCCACGCCACGATCTCGACTTCGATACGGTCCTTTTGAACATCGGCGCCCGCCGTCAGGAACAGGCCGCCCGAAGGCACCGTGCTCATTTTGTAAGATTCCCGCCGGTCATACAGCTTCTGCCACTCCGGAGCCTCGCCCAGCAGCGTCCATGTCTCGCCCAACACGGTATTGACGAAAACCTGAAGCAGGGACGAGTTCTGTTGCGCCTGTTCGAACTGCTTCGCCGCGTCCGACCAGGCAAACCAGCCGACCGGCGAGTACAAACTGCACAGGTGGAAGCCCGCCGTGCGTCCATCACCAACTCCGCCTTTTCGCCATTCCCCTCTCGGCAGCATCCACTGCTTCTGGTGGTTCTGAATCTCCTGGCCGCAATGCTCGCAGATGTAGACGGTCTTCTCCGGCTGCCCATTCGGCCATCGGAGCTGCGCGAACTTCAGAACCTGGAACTCACGGCAGTGCGGGCACGGCACCCAGTAACGGCGTTGATCGCTCTCCTCGTAAGCCGCTTCGATCCGGCTCATGCCGGTGATCTTCGGCGTGGAACATAGAAACACCTTGCGGCGCGCGAAGGTCCGCGTTCGCGCCATGGCCAGGTTGACCGGATCGCCTTCGCCCTCGACATCGCCCGGGTATGCATCCACCTCGTCGAGAAACAAGAACCGCGCCGCCATCGACCGCAGGCCGACCGCCGAGTTCGCTCCGGTCATCACCAGGACACCGCCGGGAAATTCTTTCGAGAGAATCGTGTTCCCCGAGTCGCGCGAGCGCGGGCTCTGAACGATCTCACGCAGCACGTCCGACTCCTCGATGAGCGGATCGATACGCTGCTTCGAGTTGCGCTTGGCCATCTCGACCGTCGGCTGCACGGCCATCATTGGTCCCGGCGCCTGATGCACGACGTAGCCGATCCAGTTATTGCCGCACTCTGTGCCCCCGATCTGGGCACCTTTCACAAACACCACCCGCTCGATCGGCGACGACGGCGAGAGGCAGTCCATGATCTCGCGAAGGTACGGCGTGCGATCCGTGCGCCATGGACCCGGCTCGGCAGACGCCCGCTGCGACAGCTTCCGGTACTTGTCCGCCCACTGCGAGATGGTCAGCAGAGGATCCGGCCGGACGCCCGCCGCTGCGGCGCCGAAGTAGATCTGTTCAGCGCTGGCCGAGCTCATCGGCGAACTCCTCCAGGATGTTGCGCATCTCCGCGAGCATGATGCCGTGAACCTTCGCCATGCTCAGGTTTTCTACCTGCTGAAGGTCGACTTCGGCGCCAGTCAATGCGGCGCGAACTTCGGCCAGCACCGCGCCCACCACGCGATCTGGCACGTTCAGGATGCGGTCCCGGATCATGCGCGAGAAGTTGTACGCCGAAACGCGCACTTCGTCGGCGTTGACTAACTTCTTGATCCGTTCTTCCCAGGTCAGCTTCGCCAGGCGCGCCTCGTATGCCTCGCGCACCGCCCGCGACTGGGCGAAACTCGGCCCGGTAACCAGCGGCTCGGGGGAGGCCGCGGCGCGCCGGACGGGCTCCGGCTTGTTCACCGGACTGCTATTGCGATTCCATTCCCGATCCGCCTGTTCGACGTCGATCTTGCCGTCCACCGTGCGAATCCGGCCCTGTTTGACGGCTTTCTCCACAGCCGTGTGGCTGACGCCGCGATGCTTTGCGTACGCACGGATGCTCACCAACGGCACGGTCTTTTTCTCGAACTTTCCGCTTGCTTCTTCGCGCATCCGAAGTGATGAATGGGTTCGCGATGATCACCAAGGACGAACTGATCAAGTGGGCCACCAGCGAGGGTTGGAAGCTCGATCGCTTCGGCCATCTGAAAAAGGAGTTTGAGAACGGCACCAACCGCCTCAAGCTCAGCCGGATTGCCGCACGCCACGAAATCCACACGCCGTTCGGATGGGCTCGCATCCGCAGCGGCTATTACAAGGACCTTTCAATTACTGCCGACGGGAAACTCGCCGGCATGACTCGATAACCAAGGAGAAAACGAACCATGAGACTGTTTGCCATCGACACCGACAACAACATCACTGCCTTCCCTGCCGCCGAGCAGATCCCCGAAGGCCAAGAGCACTTCGCCAGCGAGAAGGAACTCGCCAAACTCGCCGCCAACTGGCCCGGAGACCGCCTGGTTCAGGTCTGGAACGCCTTTGCCGGCGTGACGCCCTTCGACGAACTCAAGCCGGTCAAGAAGTTCACAGACCGCAAGAGCGCCGTGGCCCGAATCTGGAAGGCCATCCAACGGCTGGTCGCCGCCCCCGCGCCCCAAACGGCGGACGTTGCGCCGAAGGCCAAGGGGTCGAGGAAGGGTGCCAAGGCCGCCGACGGCGCGACCACGGCCCAAACGGGCGCGAATACCGCGCGCGAGGGCAGCAAGAAGGCCAAGGTCCTGGAGTTGGTCCGCCAGCCCGGCGGCGCCACCCTGAAGGAGATCATGGCCGCCACCGATTGGCAGGCCCACAGCGTCCGCGGCTTCATCTCCGGCAGCCTGACCAAGAAGATGGGTCTCAAGATCGAGAGCGTCAAGCGCGAGGATGGCGAACGCGCCTACCTGCTCGCCCTGTAGCACACCTGCCTCCACTCCGCCCTCCGCCGCCGGCCACCACGGTCGGCGGTTTTCTTCGTTCATCGCGCAGATTCCGCTTGATCGTTTCCGGCTTCCTAGTGATGAATCGTCATGCAAGGAGATGAACACGATGGCACGCACCAAACAGAGCAGAACGAACGCAACACCCGGATTTGCAATTGAGATCAAAGACGACACCGAGCTCGGGCTCGCGATGTTAATCGCCGACCTGGGCGGCGGCCACTACCAACCGATCGGTGTGGTGGTCAGCATCGACGAGGCCCGCGAGATCGCCGCCAGCGACATGCGCGACCTCGAGGCCGGCAAGTCGCCCGCCTGCCCTGAGAGCTACGTGGTCTGGGCCCAGGGCCTGGACGGCGACTACCGCGAAGCGAAGCGCCTGATGCCGTAACGACTCCGGCTAGCGCCGGCCGCCGCCGGGTTCAATCGCCCGCGGCGTTCATCTTTCTAACGTCCTCGGCCAGATCCGTGAGTCGCTCATGCAGGTTCTCGGCCCGCAATTCACATTCGGACCGGCGTGCATATGTGCCGTTGATCCGGGCGATAATCCGGTTCTCCAGTTCCGCCAACTCCTTCCTCACCTCGGCCAGCAACGCTCGGTTTTGGAGAGCAATAAACGCGCCGATCAGACCGGAGATGAGGCCGGTCGCCGGAATCAGGATCCGAACAATTTGATCTTCCATGGGAGAGCTTCGAGTATTCGTAACTCGGCTGACCAGTCCGACAGCGCCAGGCAAAGCCCTTCGACATCCGGATGGCCGGCGCGGATCTCAGCCTCAACCGCCGCCAGTTCCCGGCGGCACCGTTCGATTCATGCGGCGACGTTGAGCCGCGCTGCCGCCAGGTCCTTGAATGCGCGTCCATCGCCTTCGAGAGCTGCTTGCTTCCCGCTGTACTCTTGCCAGCGCCGGATGATGACGTCGCAGTACCGCGGCTCCATCTCAATCAGCCGCGCCTGGCGCCCCGACCGTTCACACGCAATTAGCGTCGAACCAGACCCGCCGAAGGGATCGAGCACGGTGTCCCGGCTCTTACTGGAGTTGCGCAGTGCGCGATCTACCAGCTCGACCGGCTTCATAGTCGGGTGCAGGTCGTTGGCCACCGGCTTCTTGATGAACCAGACATCACCCTGGTCCCGCGCGCCACACCAGAAGTGATCCGTGCCGTCCTTCCAGCCGTACAGGATGGGTTCGTACTGCCTCTGGTAATCCGAGCGGCCCATGGTGAAGGTGTTCTTGGCCCAGATAACGAACGTGGACCAGTGGCCGCCCGCCTCGGTAAAGGCCCGATGGAGCGTGTGCAACTCCGAGGACGACATGCAGATGTAGATGGCGCCCTTGGTCACCGCCAGGATGTTGACACAGGCGTCGCGCAGGAACTTCTCGAAGCCATCGCCCAGGTTGTCGTTGGCGATCGTCCGCTTCTTGCCCCTCAACTTATCCTTCATGGTCGCGCCATAGTTCACGTTGTAGGGCGGGTCGGTGAAGACCATGTCAGCCAGGCCGCCGGCCAGGACCTTCTCGATCACGTCCATCTGGGTGGAGTCTCCACACAGCAGCCTGTGCTCGCCGAGCACCCACAGATCGCCCGCCACAGTGACGGCGGTCTCCGGCAACTCCGGCGCGGCGTCCTCGTCGGTGTTCCCTTCAACGACCTGGTCGGGATCGCGCAGCAGGTCTTCGATCTCTTCGCCCGTGAAGCCGACGATGTCGAGGTCGAAGCCGTCCTCTCGCAGCGACTCCAACTCGACCTTCAACATCTCCTCGTCCCAACCGGCATTCAGCGCCAGACGATTGTCGGCCAGCACCAGCGCGCGGCGCTGCGTTTCGGTGAGGTGCCCGAGAACGAGGACGGGCACCTCCGTCATTCGGAGCTTGCGGGCCGCGAGCAGGCGGGCGTGGCCGGCGATGATCACGCCATCCGGTCCGACCAGGATCGGGTTGACGAACCCGAACTCGGCGATCGACGCCGCCACCTGCGCCACCTGCTCGTCCGAGTGGGTGCGCGCATTGCGGGCATACGGGATCAGCCGTTCGACCGGCCACGTCACTACCTCCAGGTTCGTCATCGACTTGGGTTACTGCTTGGCGAGGTGCGCGCCGAGAGCCGATGCCACAGCCTCCTGGTGCTGAACCGGAGTCTGGCCCGCACCGAATGCGGTCTCGATGGCCTGCACGAGCGCCACGACCTCCTGCGTCAACTGAATGCCCGCAGGCGCGACCTTGAGAATGGTTTGGATGATTTGCAAAAAGTTCATCTTGGGTGTCCTTTCTTGTCCGCCACGAAGAGAGCCCCTCGGGGCGACGCCGGAATCGGAGGACGTTCCGGACGCCGCCCCATTGCGGGGCCTCCCGTATGGGAGCTTCAGGCGGCCTTGGCCTCCGTCTGGGAAGGGGTCGAGGCACCGCCCGAGGAGGCGACCACGACCGGCACGAGCGCCGCGATGGTCTGCGTGACGGCGGTCGCCAGGGAACTGGCGATCACCGGCGTCAGCGAGGTGAACAGGTTCACGACGTTTGCCGTGACGCCCTCGGCACTGATGGCTTCGCCTGCGCCCGCCGCCGCTACGGCACCCTTGGTGGTTTCACTGGCGGCAATGCCGGCGGGCGACACGGTCTGCTGGCTCTCGGTGGTGCCGACCTGGCCGGCGAGCACGATGCCGGCATTCACGGCATGATCGATCGTGGCCGCATTCTGCGCACGACGGCTTGCGGTTTGCGCCATGTCGAGCGAGATCGCCTCCCAGGCGCGAGCGCGCGCCAGGGTTTCACGCCGGTTGTCCAGCTCTTCGTCGAAGAGCAGCTTGATGTTCTCCGCGCCGCCCAACAGGCTGGGCTGGTGGGTGACGCCCGGAGAGAGATTGGGATTGGTTTCTGCCATACGGGAATGTCCTCTTGATTGGGGTTAGGGAGTTTCAGTCGTGCAGCCCGGAACGCCGGGCCGCGATTACGTTGAGGCTTTCGCCGGTTTCGGCGAGCACCGGCTCAACGCCGGCCAGGTGCTCGATGCGACGCAGGATCACGTCGCAGTAGGCTGGGCTGATCTCGACACCGCAGCCAACGCGGCCCAGTACATGCGCCGCGGCGATGGTCGTACCGCTGCCAAGGAACGGATCGAAGATCACGTCACCTGGATCGGAGTAGGCCTTCACGAAGAACTCAATCAGTGCTCGTGGGAATGGAGCGGAGTGCGATCCCTGGCTGCTCTCGGTTTTGACCTCGATCACATTGCTCGGCCGCGCGATCCCGCCGTGGCGCCCTTCGAGGTTGTTCGCATTCCGGCGCGTCGTCTGCCACGAATCCTGATTCTTGCCACCGTCGGCTGCCGCTCCGCGCGGCCCGGTGCCCAGGAGACCGCTGCCGGACGTGGACGTCGGGTTGTTCGGCGAGTAATCGAAGCAGTCATCCGACCAGTGCCCGACCTCCTTCGGCCGGAACTTGATCTTCTCGTTGCGGCAGAAGTGGAACACCGGCTCCCAGGCATTCTTGAAGCGGTTACCCCAACCGCCCGGCACACCGTCGTCTGTCTTCCGCCAACACAGTTCATCCACGAAGCGCCATCCCCACTGCTCCACGTGCGCGATGGTCAGCTTCTTGACGTAGAGGTTACGCTGGCCGCCGTCGGCGTGCTCCTTGATGTTCAGGAAGTAGGAGCCATCGGGAGCCAGAACCGGCACGATGTTGGCGGCCACGTCGCGGAACCACGGCACGTACTCTTCCGGTGGGACGGGTTGGAAGCCGCTTGACGGATCGTATGCGCGTTGGGAGGCGTAGGGGGGCGACGTAATCGCCACGTTCGCGAAACCCCCGTTGAAGAGCCGCGCCACTGTCGCCCGATTGCGGCAGTCCCCGCAAATCAAGCGGTGCTTCCCGATCAGCCAGACGTCTCCGGCTCGCGTGACCGGCTCGACCGGCGCCTGGGGTATCGCTTCTTCGGCCTCTGGCGTCCCGGCGGGTGTCGATTCCGTCTCTGCCAGCAGCGTTCGAAGCTCATCCTCGCTGAACCCGAGCGCCTCGAGGTCGAGATCGGCGTCTTTCAGGTCCGCCAATTCGCCACGGAGCAACTCATCGTCCCACCCTGCCGCATCGGCCAGCTTGTTATCGGCCAGGATGTACGCCCGCTTCTGCGTCTCGGTCAGGTGATCGAGCACTACGACCGGCACATGCTCGAGCCGCAGTTTCCGCGCGGCGAGTAACCGGCCATGGCCGGCGATGATGCCGGCGTCGGTGTCCACCAGAATCGGATTGTTGAAGCCGAACTGCACGATGCTGGCGGCGATCTGCGCCACTTGGGCGTCCGAATGGGTGCGCGCGTTGCGCGCGTACGGGACCAGTTTGCCGACCGGCCAGAGCTCGATCCGCCTAGCCATCGCCTGGGAAGTCTCGGGTGGCAACTCAGTGGCAACCATTTTTAGGGCCTGTCGCTAGCGAGATTGAGCAACCTTGCCACCCGCCGCCGAGATCGGCCGAAGGGGTCCCAAGAAAGCATTAAGGGGCACAGCCCGTCTACGCCGCCAATACGCCATAACGCTGCTCAAAGAGAGCCACGACGCGTTCGCGGTGTTCCGGCCCGACACGCTCAATCCACTCCGTATAGCTCAAGTTCGCCTTCTTACCGTTGCATGCGGGGCAAACGATCACGATGTTCCGCAGCGAATGCTCCCCGCCAAGTGCTAGCGGGATCATATGATCCGTGTGTTTCTGCAACAACTGCCCAGAGCAGTACGCGCACCGTGTTGATCGGCCCTTCAATCGCGAGATCGCATGTCTCGTAGCGGTGCCGTCGGCTCGCTCGCAAATACGCTGCGACCGCCGGTCATTTTGCTCTGCCCGTTTGCTTGGGTGAGTCGCCCTCCATGCACGCGCTCTTTCGCGCTCAAACTCAATCCGGCGAGCGTAGCTTTGCCGGTACTCGGCTTTCTGTTGCTCCCGGTACTCAGGGTCGGTCCGATACAGATCGCGATCTGTCAGACGGAAGGGACGAAGCCAATCTGCAGCCCATTGTGCTCTGATGCGATGAGCAATGCGGTCTGCTTCGAGAAGCATCGCGCGACGCTCACGCTCCTGCTGGGGCAGGTACCCACAGAGTGTTCGGCCTTGCTTGGCTGCTGATCGCTCACGCTGCAGCCGTCTGTATTCAGGTGTGCTGCCCCACCCACGTTCGTAGCCCGCTGCTCTCGCATCGTCGTTTCGTTCGCGAACAGAATCGAGCTTTGCATCGCACGCAGGGCAGAGTTTTTTGAGTCTTGCGTTCTTGTACCGTGGCCAATGTTCGGCGGTATCCACCGAGTGGCATCTGCGGCAAGTTGGCATCTGGAACCGCTGAAAGCGCCGCGAATCTACGCGCCGACCTCGACATGACGTTTGCGAATTCGCGCCGCGATGTTCAGCGCGGTCTGCTGTGCTGTCGTTGCGCCCACGCTGCGACAGCGTTCGGCCTCGTCCTCGGCGATCTCCAGGCACGCAGTCTTGGTTGCGAGCTCTGCCGCCTGGCACACATCGGTCAGGACCGGGCGCAAGATCACATCGAGATCCTCGGTATGCTCTTTGGCTGAGAGGTTCAGTGCCTGGCAAATCCGTTCTGCAAGCGCCTCCGGCGTGATCATGCGTGACACGGGTTGGACACCCTTCTGATAAACCCTTCCGCCCGTTGTGGGCGGACCTCGCGTCTCACCTCGACGGCCTTGCTGCTAACTGCATTTACGGGCTTCCGCATGCGATCGAACGCTCCGCGCATCCATGCAACGTGCCGCGCGCCGATCTGACCTTTGCGCATCAACCGACCAGACAATCCGCCACCGCCTGCAGGAAGATTCCGCGCGTTGTAAACGGAGTACCGTCCTCGTCGCGGCGATCCAATCGCCGCAGTTTCCAGCAACGCCCGTGCTCCAGGTTCTCGACGAAGCTGTAGCGCGTGCCAGCGCGCGCGTGGGTCTCGACTGGATTGCTGCCGTCCTGACCCTGAAGCCAGATCGCCTTGAGGTGCCCCTTGCGGCCATACGATGGCTTGACGTTCCCGCCAGCAATCAAACGCTTGGCGGCATCCACTGAGCGAAAGCCCAGGGAGGTGCCATCGGGGGCGTAGTACGGGATTAGGTTCTCGCGGTTCATCAGGACACACTTCGGGTAAGGCACGGAAGGGAACGAGATTTACGAGAGTCCCGTCTCTCGATGCTGCTTTGCGGAGGTTCTTCGGAGGGTGCGCCCTGCGCTGGCCTGATCGAACCGAGCGTTCGAAGTAAATATACGCAAGATCCGGAAAAAGTGTAAACCGGAGGGCAGGTACTGAATGAATCAGATCGCGGCGCTGTCGATGACGAGATCCAGGCTCGCACTCTCTGCGAACGCCCGGAAGTCCCGATCACGGGTCAGCAGCGGTATCCCCCGATCAACGCAACTCTGGGCGATCAGGGCATCGCCGAGGCGTGCTTTGCGCCGCTTGCCAAGGGCCTTTGCTCGCAACGCGCCTGCACGCTCCCAGTAGCCAGCTTGGGTCTCGACGAGTGGGATTTCCGCCAGATACCGTGCGACTTCTTCAGGAAGCTTCGGATCGCTCAGCAGTTCCGTCAACACTGCCGGAACCATCAAAACTCGCCGGTCCTCGAGTGCCTTGTCGAGGACTTGCACGTCCTTGCCGGCATCGCCCTGCAGAAATGCAATCCAGGTGCTGGTGTCGGCCGCGATCATCGATCCGACTTGAGCTCCGCCACAGTTCGCGAGAAATGGACCTTGCCCTTCATCTTGCGAAGTTGGGCATAAGCGTTCGACGCCGCGACCAGTTGTAGTCCGGTCCGCACCGTCTGCGTGATTCCCGCGCCGCTCGCGCGCTGGGCTTTGTCCAGCAGATCGGCAGGCACCTCGATAGTGATTTTACGCGCCGTTCCCATGCCCTCACAATACCATAGTCGTTACCAGTATTTCGTATGGTGTAAGGTTGCATCTGACGCTAACTTCCAATCCGTCTGATCCACGGCTGCTCCACGTCCGGGTTGTAGAATCGGGACCGCACCTCGATCGGCGGAGGGCCAATCAGCTCGATCGACTGGCGAGTGACTTCGCCAATCCGCTGGTCGGAGGCGATATAGCAGACCAGCCCGTACCGTGGGCCGATCGGGTGCCGCTCATAGCCGTTGCAGAAGTACAGGCTTTCCATCGTCCACCCCAGCGCCAACGCCTGGTCCCGAATTTCATCGACCAGGCCGCGCGCACGAACCAGCCTCTCGGTCTCCGGGTTGATTCTCGAGGGGACAAGCTCAACCGGCTTTGCCTTCTCGAACTCGTCGGGTAGCGGCGGACGATACGTCTCCGCATTGAGCATCCGGACCGCTTCCAACAACCGCTGCTCGCCAAAGGCTTCAATGGCGCGGACCTGAACGCTGTTGAATTGCTGGCGCAATTCGTCGAAGGCCTCCACCGGCACGCGTCCTGCATCGGCGGCATCTTTTACGGCGTGCATCTTGAGTTTCAGCCAGGCGAAGTACTCCGGATCGAGCCGCCGGTAGCATCGGTCGTTGATCTGGCAGTCCCTCGCGATGAAGGTCGGATCCTGCGGCCGCCAGAGGACCAGGTCGGTCGAAACCCAAAAGTCCGCCTGCTCGGTGTGATCTGCGGGGACTCGCGGGGACTCTGCGGGGACTGAAAATGGCGAGTCCCCGCAGGTTAAGTCTCTGCTCGTCATAGGCATAGCGAGATTTGCGGGGACTTGCGGGGACTTTTCACCTTGCGGCCCCGTATACGCGTGCGCGCGTAACGCGTGCTGCATATATAACGATGTGGTGTATTCCACACGCGCGGGAGAGGGAAAGAGTCCCCGCAAGTCCCCGCAAAACCCTCCAAGATCCTCCCGTCAAAGCACTTAACCTGCGGGGACTGGATTTTGAAGTCCCCGCAAAACAGCGGGGACCTGCGGGGACCAGTACTATGCATCGGCCACCACCTTCCACCGCGCGACCTTGCCGTGCGCGTCCGCGGTGGCGCGCTCCACTCGCATCTGGCGCTTCCCGAATCGCCGGCCGCGGCGCGTGTTGAACGCTACGCCGAGCCGCTGCTTAAACTGCCCTTCGCGATCCATCCAGCGGGTCAGATCCGTGGGCAACGCGTTCCGCAATTCCTCCGCGCGATCCGTCAGCACCGACTGCCGGATGATCTCCTCATAACCTTTCTCGTTCAATCGCTCCCAAAACTCGGCGATGGTGAACGCTGCACCCTGGAACGTGTCTTCGATCGCTTCCAGGAATGTTTCCCAGTCGGAACGCTCGATATCAGACTGCTCGAAGAGCTTTTCGCTATTCGCCAGGAAACCGTCGACGCCGGCGTACTGCAGGATGCCTGAAACAACCTCGGTCCAACGCTCAAAGCTGCCGACCGGCGGCACCGACGACTTCGGCTGGCCGGCGGCGAACCAGGCGCGCGCCAGCGTGAGCAACGCGATCAGCAATTCGCGGCGGTGGTCGAGTAGGTACTCCTTGAGCCGCTCGTGTTTGAACCCGGTGCGCCGGAAGGGATCGGAACAACCGGCGTCCATGCGAACCCAGTAGCATCGCCGCGCCATGTCGCCGCCAAGCTGCAAGTTGTTTCCCGTCGCGATCCACGAGCAGCGCACGGGCACCGACACGGTCTGAGACTTGCCGAGCACGCGGTCGCGGTGCATCTCGCCAGTAATCACCTTCGCGAGATCGCCGGAATCGAGCGTGGTTGTGACGTTGTCGATCACCACCAGCGGCGGGGCCTCGATGAGGATGCTCGTCAGTTGTTTTCGCCACTCTTCAGGTTCTGTGGGTGCTGACATCAGTTCGGCCGCGCGCCCGGTCAGAATCATCGCGATCACTTCGGCCAACAGGGTCTTGCCGGTGCCCTGAGTAGTCGCATCGAACAGTGCAACCGGAACCGGCCCGCTGATGATGTGGCGGCACACCGAAGTCACGATCGCACCAAGTGCGTTGGCGTAGCTCGATTGATCGACGAACGGAAAATCACCGATCGCATCCCGGATGACCTCGAGCGCAACCTCGACGTGATCCCGGCAAGGCTGGTCCGGCACGTCGATGTTCTCCAATCCCGGTGACGGCACCAGGTACAACCTGCTCGCAGCGTCGTAGCCAGGCTGCGCGAGGACGGTGCCGTCGAGCCGCAGCGTGGGCGCTTCCACGACCGCTTCGAGCACCGGAAAGCCCCACGTGGCTGGATTGCGAGTCTGGATGTTCCGTGCGATGTCCATTGGGGGAGGGACTTCCTTGCGAATGCCACGCGCTGAGAGCTCGTAGAAATCGGCGGCCTCGGCCAAAAAATGGCGCATCTTTGTCTCGTCCAGGTCGGCGATGAAAGGGCGGCCAAGTTCGGTCGCCTCGATGCATGTGATACGGCATGCTCGCACGAAGAGATGGGGCGGCGAATTGGAGGCGGTCAGCGCTTCGAAGCTGTCCTGGCACACATTCCGAAAGGGCCTGTCATTGACCTGAATCTGCGGGATCGATGACGCCGTCGCGGTCTTACTCGGTACCGGTATCCCCGGTGCAGGACCACCGGCACCTCCGCCGTTCCCGCCAATTACTGCCGAATCGGTGATCGCCTGCTCGATCACTTCCTTGGTGGCGCCGCCCGCGATCCAATCCGACGCGTCCTTACCCACGGGTACTTTCACGATCCGCAGTTCTTTTACGCGGTGACGAATTGCCTGGGTGACGACGTCAGCGTGTTTCTGCCCCGGTGGATCGTTATCGGGTAGAATCGCGACGCACTTGCCTTCGAGGCACTCGGTGTAGTTCTTGAGCCACTTACCAGCGTGGTTGCACGCCCCACCCGGGTTGCACGTCGCGACGAAGCCGAGCTTCTCCAGGTTCTCGACGTCCTTCTCACCCTCGACAACCAGCACCTGCTCGGCCGCCACTACCTTGGGCAGGCGATACAGCACTCGGCTGATGCCCTTGATGTTGTACTCCCACGAGATTCCCGCGCTCGTGCCATCCATCCTCACCACGCGCCGGCGCTGGCGGAAGGTCTTCGGCTCGTAGCGGACCACCTGGAACAGGAATTCGCCGTTCGCATCGGTGTAGTCGTACGTCGCGACCTCGGTCAGCTTCGCCGGACCGCGAACAGGACGCCCGATGATGGAGTTGATCTCCTGCCTGCAGTCCTTCCAGGTCCGCCCGCTCAGTTGCTGTTCCAGTTGCAGGATGCTCCAACCGCGGCCGCATTGGGAATGGCAGTAGGCTAACCCGTTCTCCGGGTTCACCGCGAAATTGGGATCGTCGCCCTGATGCACTGGACATGCGCCGCGCCACTCGGGTCCGGTCTGTTTCAGATTGGGGAACCGTGTGCGGTAGTAGCTGGCGACCTCAGAAGGGCTGAAATCCGCAGCTTTCACTCCGGCCTCCGCGGGTCGCGCAGGAGAAAGGAGAGAAAGGTGTTCCGCTTATCGACCTGCTGCTTCTTCGCGCAGTTCTCGATACCCCAGTGGTCGCCGAGCACGATGACCGACTTCTGGGCACGCGTCACCGCCGTATAGAGCAGGTTCCGGTGATGCATGAACGAGTGCGATTTGTGGGTAATCACGACCGCACAGGGAAACTCCGAACCCTGCATCTTGTGGATGGAGGTCGCGTAGGCGAGTTGGATGTTGTACTCCTTGGCGCTGTCCTTCGGGATATCGACCACCGTTCCCTCGAAGTCCACGGAGAGTCCGCCCTTCGGATGGTTTTCGACCACGTAGCCCAACGCGCCGTTCATCACTCCGAGTTCGTAGTCGTTCTTGGTCTGGATCACCTTGTCACCGGGTAGGAACTCCGGTCGCCGCCCCGGTTCCACATCGGG